GCCAGAGAGAGGCTAAATCGGTGAATCTTAAAGATACATCTTCAACAAAGCCTGATTGTGAAGATTATACTCCAGTCGGAAGTCTTTATCCTAGGCAAAAGAAGAAGTTTAAGGTGCCAATTGTGAAGACAGTTGATGGAGGAGAATTTCCAGAAGAGTATCAGGTTGTACCAACTATGAAAGTGTATGGTGTGCGACGAGAGGATGGAGGATATCCTGTTGTTGCGCGTAGAGGTAACATCATTACGAAAGTAGTTAGGAATGTTGTTGAGTTTGTGCGAATGGTGTATGATTGGCAAAGAGGAAGGAATACATCTTACATTCAAGGAAAGGCTTTTCCTCAGGCATTGAGAGAGAAGTGTTTTAGGATGAAACTAGGTGATAGTTGGATTAAGGTGCGCTTCGATCCTTTTAGACGGAAGAAGAGGAAGTTAGTTAAATCTTTTTCTTATTTGCAGGGCGACGAAGTTATAATTCTTGATCAAGAGAAAGAAAGTACAAATGTAGTGCCATCTCATGTAGAATCACCTTCAAGTTTGTCGAGTACTTTTGTGAATAAAACTCCTAGTATTGAAAATTTATTTGAAAGAGAATATCATCTTGAGACAATAAGTATACCCATCAATTCTGGAATTAAAACTAGAGTATATGAAATTACTCTACCATCAACTTTACTTAGTAAGATATACCCTTTTAGCGGTATTCTTTTTACACACTCAATTTTAAGGACTAATATTCAGATGTTTGTTAGAGTTAATGCTACACCATTTCATAGTGGATGTTTATTACTCTCGTGTCAACCAAGTCATAAAATAACAGCAACAGCATCGTCAGATATGATGCTAATGCCCCATTCTTTCCTAGATATAGGTCATGCTACGAATGCTACTTTATTGGTGGAACATATCACACCTCACTTATTCTTAAATGGACCTTCTAGTAATGTTAATCCGTATATGAATCAAAATTTTATTATTTATATTTGGAATTCATTGGGGGTGGGGACTGGATTACCCACTACATTGAATTGTTCTATTCTTTTCAAATTTATAGATACTCAAATTAGTATAAAGAGACCATATAATAAGAGTGTTAATCAAGGGAAAAATAAGAGAGTAGGAAATATTGATAAAGGGCGAGTAGATGGTCGTGGAGCTCAAGAAGAAGGATGGTTAGCGAAATTGGGTCATTTCGGAGTTAAGGCACTCGAAATGATAAACCCAATATCTGCTATAGCTAATGTAGTAACAGATATTATAGGAATGTTTGATTCGCCATTGCATGCCGTAGAATATCACGGAGTTTCTACGACTGTGGATATGCCTAAAATAGGGGTAGATATGCGATTACTTTCGGGGGATATCTTAGCTCACGATAGATATAAACCTATGGTTATGAGTGATTATATTAAAACACCTGGTAGGGTTACTATATTAAATTGGGG